AGAGATTTCATTTCTGGTATAGAACCAGCTTTATTTAGTATAAATTCTTTTTCAGTAATTGGTAAGGGTCTTATTTTCTTTGGTTTTAGTTTTGTTATCTCTAAGTTTTGATCATAAGAAGGACCTCCTTCATATGTATCCCATATACCCATACCTCCTGTATTAGCACTTGGCCAATCTTTTTTAAAATCTTCTAAATTATTATATCCAAAATTATCTTTATGCTGGTGTTTATCCCACCAATCGTGCATATGACCCAGATGTTCAATTCCAAGTGTATTCATCCCTCTCTCTCTAGCATTTTTCTTAACTCCACCTTTTTGATAAGCAGCTGGAGATTCTATTATTGTCCCTTCATAAGGACCAGTTGGTAAATCTTGTATTCCTGGGGGTACATTTTTATAACTCTCTACTAAATGTCCTTGATCATTTACTTTTTGAATATCGATAGGAGCCTCCATACCTACAGTATTAAATGACTGATTAGGTTGAACATCAGGAAAAGCCATACTAGCTTGAGTATTACCTCTAGCATGTTCTTCCCTTAATCCTACTTCTTGTTGTTGTGGAGTTTGAGCAACTTGCATTTGTTGTTGCTCTTGTTGTTGTACGAATTGTGCAACTAAATCTATCCCTTGATCTGCAGCCTGGAAAACTTCAGTTACACTTCCAGGATATCCAGAAGATCTGATCTGATTTAATAAATCTCTCCTAGTCTCGTTTGTTGGCATCCGGTTTAGATTTAGCTATATCTTTTTTTATCTTATTTTCTTCTCTTTTGATTTGATTAGCTTCTCTAGTGATATCGTAATTAGAATCATCCCCTCTAATTTTTGCCATTAATTCTTTCTCTTTTATATCTAGTTCTCTTTGTTTTACTTCAAAATCCCTTATCATCTTTTCTAGATTTAAAGAATGTCCCTCAGTATCTTTTTTAGATTCAGCATTTATCAAAGCTATTTCAATATCTTTTTGTCTATCTTTTTCTTTTTCTAAAGCTTCTGCTTCAAATTTTATCTGTTCAGCCTCTAATTGCTGTTGCTGTTGTTGTTGCTGCGCCTCTTGTTGAGCCTGTTCCAATTGCTGTTGAGCTCTATCTGCTTTTTTAAGATTTTTCTTAATTTGACTAAAACTATCAGAATCTAACATCTCAGCTATATCTCCTGGTCTAGCGCCATTTTGCATCATAGATTGTGTTAATCCCCTAATATTTTGTAATTTTTCTTGATCTTTACCAGCATCTGAAACAAATATCCCATAATTAGTCTCCATATGTTGCATACTATCTATATCTAAAAAATCTGTAGTTCCATCAGGCATTACATACATACCTTTTTTACCTGTTAACCATGCTTCTTTAGAATAATCTAAAAGAGCTTGAAAATCTCTTGCTTCCATTCTTTCAAATTTTCTAAATAAATCTTCAGTAATATGAGACGATTGTAAGATAGCTTGTTGAGAAGTTGCTTTTCCTTCATAAGCCCCAATTTCACCTTGTCTTTGTCTACTTACTCCAGATATTTTTTCCCATTCAACTAATATAGATTCTAATAAAGTAACATATTGTTGAATAGTTTTAATAGACATATCCATTACAGATTGATGTTGTGGATTTAGTTGAATACCTTCTTTATTATAATCTACCCAAGCAATACCAGAACCTTCAACATAGTACATAAATTTATCCATATCCCATTTTTTAGGGATCATATTAATATCAAATTGAGCTATAATATCTTTACTTCTAGCAATAGATAACTCTAATCGATATTTATAAATATTATAATTTAATTGATAAGGTATTCCAAGTTTAACTAAAGAAATGTTCTTTGAATTAACATCAGAATATCGTCTCCCATTAATAGGAAGTTTACACCTAGAAGGATTATCTAAAGAGGTTCTTTGATGCGCAATAGGATTTATATTTACATAAAATCTCCCATCTATTCGAGTTCCCTCCCAAACTTCATTAGTCCAATTCCAATCTAATTGAGCTCCTTGTTCTTTTAATTCTTTAGGAAGTCTAAAGCCATCTGGAACTTCTTGCTCTTCCATAGTTCCTGTTTCAGGGTCTAAATAAGTTAAAAATCCAATTCTTTTCCTAGATTTCCAATAAACACTTACTACTTCTACTAATCTATTTCTAAAAGAATTAACATCTTTACCGGCTGAACTGGCATATAAAAATGAAATATCACTTTCTGAATGTCTAGGCTCTTCAAGTTCTAATATTTGTTGTTCAGATAAACTTTCGTAATAAGTATCTATAATTGTAGACGCATGAGAATATTTTCTAACTAATGCCCAATCCCCATCTTCAACAAATTCTAAATCTGGGTCGAGATCATAATCTACATCTAAAGGATTAAGAACTTCATAAAAAGGTTCAGAATTTACAACTCCTCTACGAGTATAAATTTCCCCACTAACTAAATAATGAAACCAGGCTTTTTGTATTTTATCATATACTTCCTGTTCCTGAAATATATAATTTAAGGATTGTTGCCCAAGAATAGCTCTATTATCTACATAACTATCCTCAAACATTGAAGATATATGTTCAGGTAATTGAATTTCTTGTTCAGGATTTGCCCCCATATCTTGACCCTGAGCTTGTACTGCTTGTATAAAATGTTGTTGTAAATTTTTAAATATAATTTCTGACTTAGCATTTTCTTTAATTGATATAGAATCTGCATTTTGTACTGTAACAGTGTAATTGAGAGGTCTTTTAGACTTTTCCCCTAGAAGAAGATCAATTATGGGTTTGATAATGGGGTAATTACGCATTTCAGAAGGAAAATTCTTACGATTTTTACCATAAGGTTTTAGTACGTAATTATAATCTGCCTCGTCAATTACACCATTATAGTAGTCATATAATATTTTAAGATTATCTTTTCTATGGGAATATCCTGATCCTGAATCAGAAAGATCTATAAATGCTTCAACACATTCTTCTCCCCATTTTTTTGTTTTTTTACTAGCAGATAGTTTCTGTCTAGGTATTTTATCATATCCCATAAGTTACAAATTTAATTAAATTTACCTTTGTCTTTACAATAAGGGTAAATATTACCCCAATCTTTATAAATATAGCACTATAAATAATCACATATTTCATATAAACTATATTTTAATGTTAACTCCTCTCCTTGTTCAATCTTTTTTAAAGTTTTTAATTTTTTATATTCAATATCTTCTTCGTCTTCTATTAATTTACAGTTAGGAACTTCTGAATGATTAATAAAACCCCCTAAAGGAGTTCTAATATAATTATGTTGAAAATTAGGATCATAAACATGAGTTATACCTATAACGACCTCCCCCGGAATATCTTCTATAGCGAGAATCCCAGCTCCATGAATTTGTGACGGACCTATTGCTAAGTACTCCGGTAGAGGGTTATAAGGTAACTTTTTTTTGTTTTTTTTCATACTAATAATAATTTTTATCAAACCATTTATCTGAAGCCCTATCCTCTAATATATCCTTAACCTCTGCATTATATAATTCTCTTGTATGATACATTCCAATCATTAATGCCATTACACGGTCAAAGTTACCTACATGATTAAATTTAATTAACTCTGTTAATAGTGCAGGATCATATATTTTATGCAAATTTAATATTTGTTTTCCATCTTCACTAGTATTTCTAGGAGTATTTAACCAATCTCTTATATAAATTTCACCTTGGCGCTTCCTAGCCTCAGTCATATGCATTCCATATTGACGTTTTACTGTCCTACTTCTAAGTTCTCGTTTATCTAACATTTCAAATTCTTCTTGAAGTTTATGTAACTTTCTAAATCTTTTTGCGTATGCTATAACCTCTCCACGATCATTCTCAAATCCTATTTTACATCCATAGTAATCTGCAAGTAAAAATAAATTTCTATTATAATCATCTTGAGTATTAGGCCTTCCTACGTAAGATGCTACAATAATATCATCTGGTTGAGATAAATTATTTGGACGTTTTAATACATAAGCAGCTCCTAATGATGTAGAATCTGCAGATTGATTTTGTCCATAAGGGTCATGACAAATCACATATAAATTATGAGGAATTTGTTGCTTTTCATTTTTATATGGGGCCTCATATATAACGACTGCCCCAGTTTTATCATCATCTTTTCTATGAGGGTATTTAATTATTTGTTTTAAATTTCCATCAACAGTAAATTTTACTTTTCCCTGAGAGTCATTATATAACTTACCAATAGTTCCTATAGCATGCAAACCCCTTGCCTTTATAATATTATATTGTTCCTGTAAAGAGGCTATATCAAATAAATTAGCCGTTACTTGTAATGTTGCTTCTTGAGGAGAAAAAGGGTGCTCAGCTATATATTGGTCTAATGATTTAGCATCAGCAGCACCTTTCTTCTTTTCCCTCATTTCTTTTTCATATTCAGTAGCAGGATCTCTTTTAGAATTTCCTGCAGAATCTATAAACCCATCTAAATTCGTCTGTATTGGAATAAAGTATCCACAAGTAGTTCCAAAAGCCCCTTCATCCCATATATTTTCATAATCCATACAGTCATATGCAGCTGGATTATAAAATATCTCTTCCATTGCTTCAAAATCAGCACCTTCTGTACCGCCTGTACCAAACGCAATCATCATCCCTAATGTTTTAGCTCCTTGCCTCATAGTTGGCATAGTTACCTCCCAAGCTTTTAAAAGTCCAGGAAAAGAACCAGCCTCTTCAAAGAAAACTAATTCCCCTGCCTTTCCCCTCACTTTGTCTGGAGCATCTTTAAGACTAACCCCCATTATTTGAGATTTCATCCCCATTTCAATTTCAATCCCATTTACCTTTTTCTTATACCCAGACATTTTATTCATTTCTCTGTCCCTTAATCTAGGTTGAGCCCATGCAGTATGATCGTCTATAAAAGATAAAAACTCCCAAGCTTTTGAGAGTAACCCATCTCCAATTAAATATTCTTTCTGAGAAGCAAATACGAAATTTTTAGAGTTTCTAACAAAAAAATAATTACGAGCTAACATCGCCCCAGCTTTATAAGAATATCCTTTTCTCCTTGCTTTAAGGACAATCATATGTTTATTTTCTTTTCTAGCTTTATCTATTTCTTGAAAATATTCCCAATCTCCATCATAAAATCTAGGAAAAGTTCGTTCACGTTTAGATTGTATAGTGCCATCAGGTAGCTCTTCATCTACAGCTCTATCAATAGGACAATAATTTAAATAAAAATAATGAAATCCAGTAATATGTAATTCGTCTATTTTATATCCATACATACATCTTTTTTGCTCCTTATCCCAAAAATCATAGTAATCTTTAGTACCTGGAAGAGCTGATGTATAATATCCTTTAGATATAAAATTAAGTGCAGCCGGTCTTATTCTGTCTGTGTCTTTGAACATTTATTTTTAATCTTTGCTAATTCTGCGCATTTTTCATATTCCTCTGTATTTGTATAATATTCTATTACCATATCTATAATAGATGCGGTTCTCCCATCTTCAGTAACAGGATCAAACGGTAAATAATACTCATTATACATATCATCTTCAAGATCAAAATAAATGTCATCGATTGTTTTCTTTTTAGTAATTATATCATAAGCATTATTCATTGCTTTTTCATACATTTCTAAATCTTCTAAAAAATCCATTACATACTATATTTATTAACTTCTATTCCTCCTCTATTAGTATTAGAAGCTTGTTCCTCTTTTTTAACTATTTCTTCTAGTCTAGTTAACCCATCAACTACTTTTCCCATCTTTTCAAGATTATTAATTAAATCTTTTGCATGAAAAATAGGTCTACCATTATCATCTACTAATGTTAAATCCACATCTCTAAAGTATTTCTCCAACTTTACAACTGATTCATTAGCAGCTTTTAATAATTTAACCGCTGAAGTTTCTATTAACTTTTCATATTTAGTACAAGCTTTATACACTTGTGGAGAAATTTTAAATTTACTTTCTTTTTCAAAGATACTATTTTTTACTTCATTTAAACGCTGTTCCCAATCATAAACTGCAAAAGGAGATCTATGATCTATCATAAAGTATACAAATGCTAATTCCTCCACTTTTAATTTTTTAAACTCTTTAATCGTCAAAGCATAATTACTAGGAATAGCCATATTATCTTTAATATAAATTAAATCATCTTTTAATTTCATCTTTTTTACTCTTTAATCTATTTATTGCCTTTACTCTGTTTTCCTTTACGCTAAACCTTCCAAAATAAGGGAGACGTACTGCTTCAAATCCCCCCTCTTTTATTATTTTACTTACAAACTTAAATTGATGATTTATTATTTTCTCTACCTTTATCAACGGAAGGTTGTATTTGGTCGCCAGTTTCTGAATTATTATTTTCTTGTTTTTGCTCATTACATATATTTTGTGGTTTCCATCGTTCCGGGTTATCAGGACATTTAGTCGTTTTCCATTTTGCTTTATGTTCTATTAAACATCCACATAGCCCGCATCTCATACTATCCTTAATTAAACTAGGACATTCTTCACACATAGCTAATCTATCCGCGTATTCTTCTGAACTAACATTCGGAGCACCTTCTGAAATATATTTAGTTAATTCTTTAGTAAAACTTCTCATCATTTGAAATAATGATGGAGGATTATTATTGCTCATATTCATCTATTTTTATTGTTATTAACTCTCCTCGAGAATTTTGTAATATAAAAATCTCATAAGGACCTATTACATATCTAGTTATTACTAATCTTTCTATAAATTCAAGCATCACGTACAATTGTTATTTCTACGTTTTCTGTTTCAGGGGAAAGTAAAGAATTAAGTATATAACCACTCTCTCTTTTTAATAGTACTCCTTTATCTTTAAATCTTTTTATATAATTATTAAGTGTATTATGATCCTTAATCCCTACATTTCTAGCTACAGCTTTTTTATTTAAAACACAACATATATTAACTTCTTCCGTTATATTGTTGACGTCA